GCGGGATGCGTCCGCGATAAATCCGCAATTGTCGCAATTAATCGCGGAGAAAAATCTTGCGTTTGAGCGCGGCTGGGCGGACGAGGCGGCGAGCGCGCTCAAAGCCGGGCTGGAATTTCTGAAAGAAGCGGCGCAAAAGGCAAGCAAAACGGACCCGGCGGCGATTCACGCGGTGGCCGGGGCGGTCAAGATTGCCAGCGAGGTGCTGATTACCCGCGAGGTCTTGGATGCTCGACTCTCTGGAACGAATAGAGAAAACAATACGCAGGATTGACCGCTGGATGCCCCGCCAGGGTCCGCGCATTGGGCAGATGGCATTTGGTGAATGGCTGAAGGCTGTTTCGCCTGCGTATCGTTGGGATTGGGCTTATCTGGCGTTTCTGAGAGCGGAGCTTGAAGCGGTTGCCGATGGTCGAACCAAACGCTTGATGGTAATGATGCCGCCGCGTCACGGCAAGACCGCGTTGGTCACGGTCCGTTTCCCGGTGTGGTGGATGGAGAGGCGGCCAGGCTTGCGCGTGATTGTGGCGGCCTATAACCAGACGCTCGCCAACAAACTCAGCCGCATGAGCCGCAAACTGGCACAGATGCGGCTTGGATTGAACGAAACCAGGCGCGCGGTGGAAGAGTGGGAGACCGTCAACGGCGGATGGTATCGCGCGGTCGGCGTGGGCGGCGGCGTGACCGGCATGGGCGCGGATTTGATTATTGTTGATGACCCGGTGAAAAACCGTGAAGAAGCGCAGTCATCCACCTACCGCGAAAAGGTGTGGGACTGGTACACAGATGACCTGTACACCCGTCTTGAACCAGGCGGGGCGATGATTCTGGTAATGACGCGCTGGCATGAAGATGACCTGGCGGGACGCATACTGAACAGCGAGGACGGCGGCAATTGGCGCGTTATCCGTCTGCCCGCTCTGGCGGAAGACGGTGACCTGCTGGGACGGCAGGCAGGCGCACCGCTAAATGAGGAGCGATATCCGGTGGAGGAATTGCTCAAAATAAAATCGGTTTTGGGATCATGGGGATTCGAGGCGCTCTATCAACAGCGCCCAATGCCTGCAGAGGGCGGGATGTTCAAACGTGAATGGTTTGCCAAAATCGTTGAGGTGGTCCCGGCGCAACAAGTGGAAGCGCGGGTGCGCTATTGGGATAAGGCGGCGACGGCTGGCGACGGAGATTACACGGTCGGCGTGCGGATGAGCCGGGCTGATGGCGTCTATTACGTCGAGGACGTGGTGCGCGGGCGCTGGTCGCCGGGCGAGCGAGATAACGTCATCCGTCAGTGCGCCGAGACGGACCCGTCTGGCACGCATATCTGGCTGGAGCAGGAGCCAGGATCGAGCGGTGTGGACAGCGTCCAGGCGCTGATACGGATGCTCTCAGGGTACTCAGTCCATGCGGATCGGGTTACGGGGAGCAAAATCACGCGCGCCGAGCCGCTGGCTGCGCAAGCCGAAGCGGGAAATGTTATTTTGATTCGGGGCGCGTGGAATGCGGCATTTCTGGACGAATTGACAAGTTTCCCGAATGGGGCGCATGACGACCAGGTAGATGCGGCAAGCGGGGCGTTTGCAAGAATCTCTCCGCAAGGCGCATCCATCTGGACGGAATTTTACAAGCAGGAGATGAGCAGAGATGAACGAGACAAAGATTGACCTTTCGGCGCGGGTGAGCGCCTTGCTCGGTTTAGCGCAGTCGGCGGGGGCGGCGCTTCAAGCGCAGTTCGGACCCGGTCAGCCGCCCGAAGCGGCCTGGGGCGATGAGCCGCCGCGCCTATTTGAATATGCCAGCGGTGTGAACCTGGTCACAGTACCACGCGCCGGCTTTGGCGTGCTGCCGTTTTCGGTCTTGCGGGCGCTGGCGCAATCCAGCAAAGAAATCCGCCTGAATATCGAACTCATCAAACGCACCGTGCGCGGGCTTGGGTGGGAGATTGTCGGGCGGGATGACGCGCAGGTGGACGGCTACCAGCGCGAGAAGGAGAGCCTGACCGATTTCTTCGAGCGTCCCGACGGCGTGAACGACTTCGACGCCTGGGTAAACATGCTGCTCGAAGACCTGCTCGTGCTGGACGCCGTGACCATCTACCCCGACGTGGACGAGAGCGGGCGCGTCCTTTCGCTCGACCTTGTGGACGGCGCTACCATCCGCCCCCTGTTGGACGTACGCGGGCGCACTCCACGCCCGCCTGCCCCTGCCTACCTGCAAATCCTGCACGGCATGGCGACGACGCATTACGCCGCAGACCGCCTGATTTATGCGCCGCTGCACACGAAGGTTCACTCTCCCTATGGCGAATCGCCCATCGAGTGGGCAATCATGGCGGTCAACACGGCGATTCGGCATGACCTTCAGCGCATGGGCTATTTCACCGAGGGCAACATCCCCGGCGTGCTGGTGAGCGTGGATATTGATAAGACAAGCCCAGAACAGATTAAGGTTTTTCAGGAATACTACGATGCGCTTGCCAAAGGCGACATCGCCCGCGCGTCAAAAATCCTGTTCGTTCCCAGTATGGGCAATCAGAGCATCTTTCAGCCGCAAATGACAGATGTGGACAAAATCGAAGTGGACAAGTGGCTGATGCAGGTTGTTTGCTGGGCGTTTGGTAACAACCCTGCAGAGTTTGGTTTAGTGCCTTCTGCCGGTCTTGGCGGCGCGGGCTACGTGCAAGGCATGGAGAACGCGCAGTACCGCTCGATGATTGGTCCAATTACGGAGTATCTCAAGTCGCTGTTCGACCGCATCCTGCGCGACTTCTTCCGCCGCCCGGACGCGGAATTCCGCTGGAAGGGGCTGGAACCGCCCGAAGACGAACTCCGCCGCGCCCAGATTGACCAGGTCTATCTTTCGATGGGCGTATATTCCCCCGCCTACGTGCAGGAGCGGCTGGGCGTGCCGCCCAAATATCGCGCGTCCTCCACAGGAGCGCCGCTACCAGTCTTCGGCGCGTCGTCGGCTGGCTTGCCTTTCCAGCCCCAAACTCTCGCCCCGCTGCTGGAACGCGCCGCCCGCTATGAGTTGCACCGCTGGCGCGGGAACGCCGTCGCGCTGTTCAAAGGCAAGACGCGCGAGCAGTTTGCCAGCGACATTCTGCCGCTGGATTTGCAAAACCAAATTCGGGCGCAACTGAACGAGTGCAAATCCGCCGATGAAGCCGCCGCCGTGTTCGACCGATTACTGAGTGACGACCTAGAAAAGCGGCTGAAACGTCCCTATGCCCCCGTTTTGCCTGATCCGCTGGACGCGCTGAAACGCGCCAGCGCGCAGGAACTGGAACAGGCGATTGCCGAGTATTTTGCCGGGCTGAAAGAACGGATACTCAAAAATGTCATTGACTGACGAATTTTGGGAAAACGAAAACCGCCGCCTGCTGGCGCTCTTCCTGCCGCGTCTGACACAAATGGCGTACAGCGGCATGGTCAATGCCGCGCGGCAAATGGGGATTGCTTTCGACAATACCCTATACAGCCGCTTGGCGGAAGATTGGGCGCGTAATTACACTGACCAACTGCTTGTATTTTTGGATACCACGAATAAAAAATTCGTCGGACAAATCATTGCGGATTGGATTGCTCGTTCCGGCGCGACGGTTGGAGAATTGAACGCGAAATTGGAAGAGGAATTCAATGCAGTTCGGGCAAACCGTATCGCCGTTACCGAAACGACCCGCGCCTTTGCCCAGGGGCAAAGAACGGCCTATGAGCGGGAGGGTATCACCGAATGGATTTGGCGGACGAACAGGGATGAATTGGTTTGTCCTGTTTGCGGTCCATTGAACAATAAGCAGGTCAAAATAGGAAAGCCCTTTGGGAGAGATAAAAAAGGATTGGAAATTCTTCAGCCGCCAGCGCACGTCAATTGCCGCTGCTGGGTTGCGCCGTCCGCCAAATCGCAACGCGGCGGCGGAATGCAGGAGCAAACGGCGGCAGTGGAAATCAATATTCCTGTGGAAGCGCTGCAAGCATCCATGCAAACGGCTGGTTATATTTTGCCGAAAATTGTTTCAGCGCATACGCAGGAAAACGGCTCTACGTTCAGCCTGTATGCTGGAAACATGGCTGGAAAGAATTATTGCCTCGATAGGTTGAAGAGGTAGAAATGTTCGATGTGAGTCTAGTGATGGAGTTTCTCGGAATTGACCCGGAAGGTCGTTGGGCAAGCCTTTGTTCCATTGGGGGGGATAGAAAGGTTGTCGTTTGGCGGCAGGTAAGCGATCCGTCTGTCGCGGCGGCGTTGCGGCGCATTCCTAAAAACGAGAAAATCAACGTGTCCATCAGCGGAAACGCTTTGGTCGGACTGCAAACTTCTGAGGGGGAAATTGTCGGGACGATGTTCGAGAAATGACCGAAAAAGCGTTGATTATCGAGGGCTTCGATGAACTTCTGAAGGCGCTCAGGGAAGCGCCGAAGCGCGTCATGCCTTATCTGAAAAAGGCAATGACCGTCAGCGTGCGCGCCGTGCAGGAGCGCGTCAGCGAGTATCCGCCGTCCAGTGAAGCCAACCGTCCGGGACGCGTGGATAAGAACGGCAGGCCGATGGGGTACTACGAGCGCGGGCGCGGCTGGTGGTATCCCGTCATGGCGGAAAAGACGCTGGGCAGTAAACTGGGCGTCAGCGCAGGAGCGCAAACGGCAAAGCAGGCGGCGCGGCGGTTCAAGGTCAAGTCCGTGCCGACTGTTGCAGGCTACAAACTCGCGGCGGGTGGAACGTCCGAAATGCTGGGTCGCTCATGGGATGCCCGGGTTTTTGAGCAGGAGAACGCTATTCTAGGCGTGGTAGGGAATAACGCCAGTTATGCCGAGTACGTGCAGGGCAATCGGCAGGCTGCCGTCCATGCGGCGCGGGGCTGGAAGACGGTGGACAAGACGCTTGAAGAAAGCATGAATGACATCAATGACGCTTTTGGTCTAGCGTTGCAAGAGTATCTCGAAAACGAGTTTTGAAGCGCGCGGAGGGAAAAATCCGCGAATCTGGAACATGCTTGAAACTTTAGAAAACTTGTGCTAGAATACTTGTAGTTGAGCGCGAAAGCGCGGGCCGCAAACCGAATCGCGGAAGAACCCGATAGGGGCGCGGCAACTACCCTCGTAAGACCGGTAGAGCCGGTGAGAGTAAGCGTAACCATTCTTACTATGGTTGCTCTTACTTTCACCGGCTTTTTCGTTTTGGAGATTTGCCTATGCCTTACCCCAGTGAACATGCTGCCCGTTTGGTTGAACCTAACCGGTTTGAACCCGATTCCTTTCGCCGCGAAAATGATAAGTTTGGCGAAGGGATTCACGCTGTCTTTGGCAAACTCAAAGGCGAGGAAAACATGACCTTACAGGCAATCCGCTTTGACGCGGACAAATTTACCGCCGAAGATGCCCGCCGCTGGCTGGAAACGCACGATTACAAGCCGATTGCCTTTGAAGAAGCCGAAGAAAAGACCGAAAAGGCATTGTCGTACTTTATGCCGCTGCAAAAGGTGGATGAAGCCCGCCGCGAGGTGTGGGGCGTTGCTGCCATCGAACAGCCCGACCAGAGCGGAGAAATTATGGATTACGACAAATCCAAGCCGCATTTTTGGGAATGGTCGAAGCGCGTGGAAAAAGCCAGCGGCGGCAAGAGCCGCGGCAATGTGCGCGACAGCCACACCAGCAAAGCGGTCGGCAAAGTGATCAAATTGCTATTTGACGATGCCGCCAAAGCCGTGCGAGTGGGGGTGAAGGTGCTGGATTCCGAAGCATGGCAAAAGGTGACCGAAGGCGTCTTTACGGGCTTTTCCATCGGCGGTCGGTATGGCGACCGATGGCTCGACCCGCTGAATAAATCTCTTACCCGTTACGTTGCCATCCCAAGCGAAATCAGCCTGGTGGATTTACCCTGTATACCTGATGCAGTGTTCGAGATGGTCAAAGCGGATGGAGCGGTAATCCGCAAGCAGTTTTCAGTCAGTAAAGGAGAAACAATGAAGGACAAGATTCAATCCATTCTCAAAGAAAAATTTGGCGATTTAGGCGAAGAGGAATTATCCGCTCTTGCCGAACAAATTGCCGCATTGCCGAAAGAACAACCTACTGAAGACAGGCTCGAAGAAGACGCGCCCGCAGAAGGCGAAGAGCAAGCCGCCGGGGAAGAATCCCAGGCGGAAGAAACGGCTGAAGAACAGCCGAAGCCGCTCACTGCTGAAGACGTGCGCGAAATCGTCCTGCAAGTCTTGGTGGAAGCCGGGCTGCTTGAACAGATTGGCGGTCGAATGCAAATGGGCGCGAAAGTCGCCGGTTTGCATAAACAAATCGAAGGTCAGAAAGAGGCGGTTGAGACGATGAAAAAATCGCTCTCGCAAATCGTCAACGACCTGGCGCGGTTGGTGATCGAGGTTGAAGCGTTGAGCAAACGTGGCGGGACGGGGCCTGTCCTGCGCGAACTCGGAACGCTGACTGCCCAAACCAGCGCCGCGCTGCAAAAAGCGGAGGTCCTGAAGGAAGCGCTCAAAAACGCCGCCGACCCGATGACTGCCCAGGCGCTGCGCAACGAAATTGCCAAACTTGAAATTCAAGCGGTCCATCAATCCAATTCGTAAGGAGTAAACATGATTTCCAATCTCTCTCAACTTACTCAGCAGGCTATTGCTGAGTTTCAAAAGGCGCTCAACGCGCCCAAATCCGACATTCTGAAGAAGGCAGGTATCGAACAGGCGACTGGTTTGGTCGCTTATGACCTGCAAGGTCCTGCTAAAAACCTTATCCCCGTGCTGACTCCCATCCGCAACCGTCTGCCGCGTGTTTCGGGAGGCGGCGGGACTTCCACCCACTGGAAGGTGGTTACGGGCATCAACACCGCTGCGCTGCGCGGCTTCGTCCCCGAAGGCGAGCGCAACGGCGTGGTGACGACCGCCGTCAGCGACAAGAGCGCGAACTACAAGACGCTCGGCATGGAAGATTCCATCACCTTCGAGGCGGAACGCGCCGCCGTCGGCTTTGAAGACATTCGCGCCACGCAAGCCCAGCGCTTGCTGTGGGCGACCATGATTGAGGAAGAAATCGCCAACCTGGGCGCGAATAACGGCGTCGCTCTCGGCACGCCTAGCGCGCCTACTGTGACCGTCGTGGACGGCGGCGGCTCGATTGCCGACGGGACGTACAACGTGCGCGTGGTGGCTCTCACCCTGCACGGCTATCTCGCCTCGTCCGTGACAGGCGGCGTGACCGGGCAGGTGAGCGTCAATCCCGCTTCGGGCGGCGCGGCGTTCACCTATGGCGGCGGCTCGTCCAACAAATCCGCCGCGACCAGCACGGGCGCGATTAGCAACGGCGGAGACAGCGCGATTCGCGCTTCGACTCCCGTCGTTCCGGGCGCGGTCGCCTATGCGTGGTATGTCGGCGCGGGCGGCACGGAATATCTGCAAGCCATCACCACCATCAACAGCGTGGAACTCA